AATTTTCAAAAATTAAATACCGTTGATGATTTACAAAAGTTCTTAGGTAACACTGAAAATTATGAAAAATATAGATATGTATTATCAAAAAATCAAACAGTGCAAGAAACTATTATTTCAGAATTCAATCTATTAAGAGCATATAAGCTAACATTCAATATAAAGGAATAAACTGTCATGGCAAAAGCACAATATGATATTTCGAAGCAGACAAATTATCTCAAGCGTACTATGTTTTTAGATCCTGCTGGACCTGTTACGGTTCAGCGTTTTGAGGAAGTTAAGTATCCTAGGATTGCCAAGTTTGAAGAACTGGCACGTGGATTCTTTTGGGTTCCAGAAGAAATCTCGTTGACCAAAGACAAAATGGATCACAAGGAAGCTACTATTGCTGTTAAGCATATCTTTACGTCTAATCTTCTACGACAAACTGCATTGGATAGTATTCAAGGCCGAGCACCTAACCAGATCTTTAGTCCTGTAATTTCAATTCCCGAACTTGAAGCACTTGTTAGTAATTGGTCGTTCTTTGAGACGAATATTCACTCAAAGAGCTACAGTCACATCATTCGCAATGTATACGGTGTGCCCAAGGATGAATTTAACAAGATTCATGATACCAAGGAAATCGTAGAAATGGCCGCAAACATCGGTCGTTACTACGAAGATCTGCATTTGTTGAATTGTCGAAAGGAAGTAGGAGAAGAAATCCCACTCCGTGACCATAAGAAGGCTATTTGGCTAGCGTTACATGCGAGTTACGCACTTGAAGCACTCCGCTTCATGGTATCGTTTGCTACATCACTTGCAATGGTCGAAAATAAAATCTACATGGGTAATGGTAATATTATTCAGTTGATTCTGCAAGATGAAGTTCTGCATACAGAATGGACTGCATGGTTAATTAATCAAGTTCCCAAAGACGACTCAGATTTTATCAGCATTGCCAAAGAGTGCGAAGCCGAAGTATACCAAATGTATATGGATGTTATTCGCGAAGAAAAGGAATGGGCTACTTACCTATTTAAGTTAGGGCCGGTTATTGGATTAAATGCCAATATCCTTATGGATTTTGTTGACCACATTGCGTTCAATAGACTTAAAGACATTGGTATTAAGTATCATGGCGAATATCCTAAATCTAGTCCAATTCCTTGGTTTAACAAGCACGTTAATCTCAACAAGAAACAGACAGCATTGCAAGAAAACGAATCAACCAATTATGTAATTGGAGTAATGTCAGATACTGTTGACTATGATGAATTACCGGATTTATAAGGAATATAATATGTCAGATAAAGAACCAAAAATAAAAACAATGACAACACTAAGCGGTCATAAGGTTGATTTTGCATTTACTCCAGAATCGAAAACTGCATATGAACAAGCTGTAGAACAAAATAGAGCAGAAACAAACAAATTTCTAAAGAAGTTAGATGAAATTGCAGAAAAGAACAATTGCTTGCGAGTACGTCTATTAGATAGTCTTGCAAATTGGATTGAACGCAAGTCGGCCAGTTTTGTTGCAGCTATTCGAGGTTATGCGATGAAGATCAGTCAGCCATGTGTAATCAAATTGCCACCTAAGAATGATGAAAAAATGAACGAGGGTGTAAAGTGGGGATTTACTTCACTTGGAATCAAGACAAAGGACAAGAAATAATGAAAGCAATTGTTTGGTCGAAGACCCCGTGCCCGTACTGCGAAAATGCCAAGAAATTACTAGATAGTAAAGGCATTGAATATGAGGTACGTGACGTTACTGCAGGTACATGGACCAAGGAGCAGCTATTAGAAGCAGTTCCAAATGCTCGAACAGTCCCACAGGTATTCCTCGACGATGAATTAATCGGCGGATATACTGAATTAGTTGCTCATCTAAAGGGTTAAGCCGTGGACGACGAAAATGAAGAAACAGTAGCAGCACCAAAAAACTATACTACTATTAATCTCAATGCATATAACAGTATGCTCGGAGCGTTGAATAACCCAGCCTACACTGGCGCGGCCGGAGGTCTTACGTATCCGACTAGTGCAAATGGTGGTTATTCAACAGGATTAGGTGGGGCCGGCGGCTACAGTACCTATGTAACATCTAATTATTCTACCATTTCTAATAAGTTTAAGTGCGAAACTGATGCCGAATTCAATGGTGATATTAAATGGAAGGGGAGGAGCCTGGGAGATATGCTAGAAACTATTGAAAAGCGTCTATCTATTCTAACACCTGATCCTAAGAAGCTGGCTAAGTACGAAGCATTACAAAAGGCCTATGAATATTATAAGACCTTAGAAGCAATGTGCTACGATTCCGAGGACGATGAAAATGGATCAAGATAAGGAATTAGCTCATCTTAGAACAGTTGTCGCTAGGCTAGAACGAGAAGTAGAGTTTCTTAGACGTGAGAATAATCGTCGCAAGTCAGAAGTTCAACAAGTAGCTTCTGTAGTCAGAAGAGGTTAAAAGTGAAAAGCAAAGAAGTACGAGATCCGAATAGTTTAATCAATTTCCATTTAAAAGTATTAGCTAATCTCAAAAGAAAACACAACGGATGTGTATCAGAAGATATCAAAATGTTGGTTAAACGTGATATTGTAGAATTAGAAGAAAAAATCGAAAGAATCAAGAAAATAGGAAAGGATACTCTGTGAGTAGTCAGACACTAAAAGAAGCAATTAAAGACAGCGGTTTTGGATATACTGATGAGTATATCTTTGATAGACTAGTTAAGCTAGAAGAGGAAGTTGCTCGCCTCAAGCAAGAAGCAACCTGCGAAACAGAAAGTGATACAAGTGAGTGAAGTTAATTTAGTTGGGATTACACAGCCTAACGAAGAATATACCGGATGCAAGACAGCTAATGAATTAGTTGCTTGGGCTGCTAGAGTTAGTAATCCTAGCAATCAAAATAACACTGCAACCGCTCCTAAGCTAGTACAATATTTGATTAAGAATCAGCATTGGTCACCTCTTGAAATGGTATCAGTACAGATGGAAATTAAGACAACCCGTGATATCGCTCGCCAGTTGTTGCGTCACCGCAGTTTCAGTTTTCAAGAATATAGTCAGCGTTACGCTGATCCTACTAAGGATTTGAGTTTTAAGATCCGTGAGGCTCGTTTACAGGATGCCAAAAATCGACAAAACTCTGTAGAAACTAATGACGAATCTTTGGAAAACGAATGGCTTTCGCATCAAGAAGATATCACAAAAGCTGCTCTAGAAGCCTATAAGTGGGCAATCGAAAACGGTATTGCTAAAGAACAGGCTCGTGCTGTTCTCCCAGAAGGACTAACTGAATCTGTGGTAATTGTTGCAGGTACTTTGCGTTCATGGGTGCATTATTGTCAGCTTCGTATGGACAAGGCAACGCAGAAAGAACATCGCATTGTTGCTGAACAATGCTGGGCAGTTATCAAAGAACACTTCCCCGATGTCGACCAAGCACTACAAGATATTAAAGAATTTGAAGAGTTTGTAAGGAAACTACCATGATTATTACTAAAGGGATCGCCGTAGGCGAAGTCGTCACACTAAAGATTGTAACTGGCGAAGAGCTTATCGGTAAGCTCACTGAAATCGGTGACGATTATTATTCAATCCATCGCCCTCTTGTACTCGTTATGAGTCAAGGCGGCCTTGGATTACAACAGTGGACGTTTACTGCCAGTGTTGATAAGGCGTTTAAGATCAACAAAGATAAGGTTATTATGATTGCAGAAACTGTTAAGGAAATGCAAACTCAATACCTTCAAGGGACTACTGGTCTTACATTAGTGTAAATATAGTTTTATAAGGAAATACAATGAGTAGTCAACCGTGGATTACAGATGGTAAACCGCAGCAGTCAAGCACAAGTCCTGACGTAACGGGTCTTTATAAATCAAACGGTGTTTTCATTAATGGAGTGAATGTTGTTTTATATGATACTCCGGGAGACTCTTCGGCAGGCGCGCCTTCTATTCCTGCAGCAGAAGCTGCTGTCGAATCTCAAGATGATGCTATGGTCGAAGCAACTCCGGCCCAGGTTGCTGCCCAAACACAAGCTCTTGTAGCAAGTGGTGCAATAACACAAGAAGAAGCAGATCGTGGTTTAGCTGCTGCGAATGATCCTACTGCTACTGTAGACAATACTCCGTCGACTTATTCCGGAAAAGGGAAAAATGTCGATTGCTCCAAGTTCCACAGTATGTCGTCGTTTTCCGCAGGGGTCGTTCTGACACCGAACGGAACAACTATTGGAAAGATGATGGTGCAATCTCCACATACTATTGCAGCTCAACACGGTCTGACTGCTGACCAAATTGTGTGCAATTTAGCAAATCTAGCTTCTAATATCTATGAACCATTAAAGGCACAATATCCAAACTGCATTGTAGGTAATTCATTTAGACCCGGCGGCGGCCTTAACGCTTCTGGAAAAATCAGTCAACACGAATACGGAATGGCTGGTGATTTTAAATTTCGAGGCATGAGCAAAGGCGATTATATTAAAGTTGCCCAATGGGTCAAAAATAACTTACCATTTGATCAATTGATAATGGAAAATAGTCCAAAAGGTGATCTCTGGGTGCATGTAAGTTATTATTCTGGAGGTCTTGGCCCTCATAAAAACGGTGCTATTGGTAACATGGTAGACGGTCTACATTACCAACCGGGACTTAGAGATTTAAGCACTATATCTTATGTCCGTCAGGTACCGACTGCCTAAGTTAAATACACTATACGATAGGGGTAAATCAACGTAGTTGATTGCTGGTGTGAAAGGCTCCTGAGGCTAGGTGAAGGCTGCATACGCTCTACGTAGTTCACCACTTAACCATGCAGTTAATTTCATTATCGTACACTTTAAATAAGCGTGTATGAATAGTGATGTAATCTTTAAGTTAATCGGAGACGTCGGATTTCCTATAGTTGCGGCTATAGGAGGTGGCGTCTTTGTCTATTTCGTAATCAATTACATTCTTGAAAGCGTTGTCAAAGCTATCAAAGGCATGCAGGGAATTATCACTGCACTAGACAACCGAGTTAGAACTATGAATCATGATATGATTCGTATCGATGCCACTGTAAGTTCGGCACTGGGACTAAGACCGGACCTCGATCGTATCGCACG